TTCACCTGTAGTTTTTGGCAAGGTGTTTTTCATTACATCAGGTAATTTTTTTTGTAGATCGCCCATTAGTTTGTTTTTTATAGTTCTTTCAAATTCTGGTGATGTTACATACTTATATCCAAAGTACCCTCCGCCTATAACTGAAGTTACCATTAAAAATGAGAGGATACTCAAAACATTAGCTATCTTTTGAAACATGATAAAACTTGCTGTAATTAGAGCTATGTCAGTTATGAGCATAGCTGTTCTATTGCTAATTATAGGTTTATCACCTTTGTATGTCACTATGAGCCTTATGACAAGGCAGATGCAACATAAGACTAATTAATTAGCAGCTATTATGCTGCTACCTCCATAAGTATTATTCGTGAAGTACCTCTCTGGTTCCAACCTTGATTACCGTCATTTTGTGTTTTGTTAATAGTAAAATATCTAGAATCTCCAGTATAAGTTCTACCTTGCAGTTTATAAGTTGTAGCAGAAGTTGTGTTTGGTGAATCCAAATAACTAAAACCTAAGTTTGATAGTTTATGTTGGCCAGAAGTTCCTATCCAATTAAGAGTAAAAGTACTTTGTGTTCTATCACCATCTGCTGGTGCTAAACCCAAAACAGTACTACCTCTTACTAACTGACCAGCAGCGTAGGAATCATTTGAACCTCCAAAAACTACATGAGCTTGAACTAATACTTTGCTTGAAGTAGCAGAAGGCGTAATTGTAGCACTTAATCCTGTTAAATCTACAAAAGTATCTGAGTTTGAGCTAAAAGTGTCTGTCTTTTCAACTTGTATAACTTGAAGAATTTTACCGAACCCTGTAGCAGTTCCAGAACAGGTCGCATTGGCAGGGAAGGTAACATTACCTGATCCATCCATAGTAATGGCATCTGCTGAAGCAGAAGTGGATCTTATAGCATTGGTAATTAAACGACTCATGGTTTTGGATTAGCGTTTTTTACTTCACTTATGTGAGTGTGCCATGTAGCAAATTTAGTTTTTAAATCTGAATCAGCATCAATTGCTTTAAACAGCATGTCCAATTGATTACCTATTGTGTCATACGTTTTAGAACCGTTTGTTGTTCTATCAGTTTTGTATTTTACTTTAGCTGCTTCTTCATCTAGCTCAGTTCTTGCTTTTGCCACAAGGCTGTCATCTAAGCTGACTGACTTATTATCTTTATCAAACGCACCAGCAGAGTCATCAATAGTAACAACTGTCCCTGCGTATGCTTTGTAAATCGCTTCGTGATCTAGTGCCATAGTGTTTTACCTTAATTATAAGAGATAGCCATTATGGTGCTATCTCCATTATTGTTATTGTACTTACTGCCCTGTGCAAATAATTTTCATCATTATCTTCATGTGTTCTATTTAAATAAACAGTTGAAGTAGCATTATTTCCATGTATTAATCTAAATGAATATCTTGTGGAGTTTGTTGATGGACTTGAAATAAGAGCTTCTCCTGCTAAATTAGTCATTACATAAGTTTGACTTATATTACCAGCTATATATAAAGTTTTTCTACCACCAGCAGTATCTCCTCTAAATGCAGTTTGTACAACACCACCAACACAAAAAAAACAACCAAACCTATTTACTGTGCTACTGCCAACCGATAAAGAACAAGATACTAAAAGTTTGTTAGTACTAGCAGTTGCAGCGTAATCTATGAATATCGCATCACCTGATTGACTTCCTTGTGCAACACTTGCTGAAAATGTGTCGGTTTTTACAGTTTGAGCATAGTTGACTATAGGTTTGTGCGAATTACTGGAAATAATAGTACCATCACCATCACTAGGTAATTTAAGAGTGCGATCAGATGCAGGGTTGCTATCTGGTGCAGCTATGATTACTGAATTACCACCGCTATGTTTTAGTTTGATCTGGCTCATAATTAGCTAGGCTTTGGGTAATCTGATTTTATTTTAGCAATACCATCTTTCCATGTCGTTGTTCCATTAACACTATCCCAATATTGTTGATCCATTTGTGTTTGCCAATCAGGATATTCTGTTTGTCTCTTTTGTTTATATTCATTAGCATTTTTCCATGCTATATAGGCTGCATTTAATTCATCATCAGTTGGTTGTGAATCTTTATTAGCAGAATCCCATTCAATGATTTTATGAGGAACTACATTTTGATCTAATCTATAACGATTAACATTTTTACCAAGTTGCAGTAAAGCTAAATTTATGTCTGTATCGGAATTAATTGCCATGATTATGCCTCTTTAAAAATTTTTACGACTGTATATAATTCTGTAGTACTAAAATTTGCTCCAACTCCAAATCCGAAAGTAGAATGGCTAACATCAGCTTGATGTCTTATTTCATAAGTTGTAGCTGAAGAAATTGTTACTCTTGCTGATAAATCTGCATTAGTTTGATCGCCATAAAGATTAGAGGAAAAACATGAAATACTTAAAGCTATATCAGCAGGGGTTCCAGATGTTTGATAAAGTTTCATCCTATGTCGATTCGTTCTATATGCTGGAGCAATTGCTTCTATTAAGTAAGAACCAGCTTGCAGAGTGAATTGGTTACTGCTGATAGAAACTATACCATCAGGATCAAATAATTCTGTATTTAGATCTCTTGTTCTCCAAGCTCCAGAAGTAAATGTACCTCCATCAACATCATTTGCTTTTACGTCACCAATAATTGCATAACTTGTAAAAGTTTTAGATCCAATCTTAGGTGCTGTGACAGAATCAGCAGCAAGCATATCGGTATCGACAATACCGTCTGGAAGTCCTCCTACCGAGACTCCTGTAATAGTTCCGTTTCCGTTAA